TCCAGCCGAATCGTAAACCTGACCGCCACCATCCATCTGCTGCAAACGAATCAAACCGTACTGGTGCATTCCTCTTGGTGCTTTTGTAACAATAACAGGCTTTACTTTTCTTTTAGCAACACTGCCGTTGTATTCAGGTAGGCGTGATTTGCTTGAAAGTCTGCCACCAGAGGTATGCCAGTTCCTTAATGGCTCATCAGGGAAAGCACGACCAACAGCGGTAGCGGCAGGTCTAGCGGATTTCAACAAATCTTTTTTGATTGTCCTAAAGGTTTCCACTTCATACTTGCGTAACTCTGCAAGCGTTTCACGAACACCATAAACATCAACTTTGATTCCCATAGGCGCAGAGCCTACTACCGTTTGCGTCTAGCGTTTTCGTTCCGTTTCGCCAAAACATTAAACATGGTTTGAATCATCTCTTCTGATTCCTGTACCAGCAAAGAAGGTGCAATACCTGTTTCTATAGCAAGAAACGCTATAGCCCAATGCGCAGAATCAGAATCTAACTTTCTTTTGGGTCTGCACCCACAATCGGTTCATCTTCACGAATCTCAACATTCGTAACAGTGTTAATCCAATCAGGATCAAACTTCAAACTTGTTTTGCGTACACGGGTTTCGCTGTGCCACGCCAACCAAGCCAAATCTGTTAAACGAATCTCGGTTTCAAAGCGTGCAACACTGCGTGACCATGTTCGTTCAAAAGCAACAAAGTCAGCAAACACAGCATCAACAGGTGTTTTCGTACCGTCATTAAACTCAACTTGCAGTGCAATTTTCATTGCGATCTCCTTCTAACTATTTAATTTATTTATGCAATCGCTTTTGTAAGTGTTCCACCAGTGAAACTTAACGATGTCATGCTCAACTCTCCAACAGCACCTGCGAGCGGTGTGTGACTAGCAAGATATGCGCCAGTGATCGTATAGGTTGGATTCGTTGCCGAAGATGAGCCTTGAGATTTGATTGGCTCAAAGGAGATCGTGACCTGTGTTCCAACCAACGGAAAGATGGTTGCCTCAGTTGAAGCAGCAGCAAAGTCTTGCATCAGTTCAACTGTGCAGTTGTTGTTCTGCAAACCACCAACGAACGAACGGTTGCCCCCAAATGCTGTGACTTCTACCGATTCAATTTCATAGTTGATTTCTACAGAGTTCGCTCTGTCGGAAACTTCTACGCCGCCGATGATAATGCCAACATCTTTAAGAACGATTTGAGCCATGATTATTTTTCCGTTTCTTCCTTGTTTTCTTTTTTGAGAACTTTTGTTGTGGCTTCAGCGATGTGACCGCCATCAACCAGTGCTTCAATGTTACACCCAACAAGAGCATCGCTGTCCACTGTGTCGCCTTGTTTCCCTAAAGCAAATCTGTCGCTTAAAACTTTGTATGTGGTCATAGTTTTCCTTTATGCGTGAACTGTAACAGAAACCTGTATTTGTAGAAACTCTGCGTCAGCAGAACTGAGGCTTGAAATGTCTGCCCCTGATGGTACTACCAAAGTGTTCGCTACGCCACCAAGAGTCTGATCTGCTTCTAAAGCGGCACGAATACTTTTCGTTCCAGAGTAGGAAAGAAAATCATCCAACAAAGCGTGCGCTGTACGGTCTAAATATCTTCCGACAACAACACTGATAGTCCAGTTCATTACAACATCACCGCCATTAAAAGCCCGATGATATTCAATAGAGTTCAACACAGGGAAAGCGATAGGTGGGTTCAGTTGCTCTGGTTGGTAGGTGTAGGTGCGTAGTCCTGTGATCGTTCCTAAGCGTGCTGCCAGCCCCGTAGCGACTTGAGAAACTGTTGCAGGCATCAGGCAATACCAAACATTTTATATGGTGAAAGCAGATCACGAACATCAGGGTCAATAGCCCGAACGGTGATTGCCATATCAGCGAAACCGACAACACCAAGAGCAGCGTTAAGACGAGCGAACTGGCGCATAGCGAGCAGAACACAGGCTTGATTCACATCATCAGGAACGGCGTTCCAACCCCATTGGGCTGTGACCTGAACCGTAGGGAAAGAAGGTGTTACGAACAGTGGGAATGTTGCACCGCCAACCATACGGGCGTTCAAATATGGGCGTGACTGCAAAACAACATCTGTAGGTTCAAGCAAATAATCAACACCCTGTGTCAAAGTAGTGGCATAAGTTCCGTTGGCTGCTGTGTCCACTTTGATCGTTACAGAATTGGTGGCAACATCAGCAGGGAAAAACAGCAGATATTCGTTGTATGGATACATCGTGATCGCTGTTTGACTGGTCTTGTAAAAAAACCTGCCTGTGTAACCGTCAATGCGCCGTGACGCAGATTCAATAGCGTTCTCCAACAGGGTGTCATCCACATTGTCTGTGAGCCGCAACGCAGCCTTCACTTCCTGCAGAGAGCAGTAACCATTAACGATTGCCACAGTTATCCCTTACGCTTCTTGGCTGCCTTCACAACAGCACGCTCAACAACAGGCTCAACAGAAGCAGTCTCAACTTCATCGCTCATATATTTGTGATCAAAGTCAAGTTCACGCAACACAGCATCAACCGCTTTAACACGATCCTTCAACCCTCTGCGTTCGTAACCTGCACGCTCAACCAGTAATGCTTCAACATGATTTTTCATTAGAACTCCGAAAATAGAAAAGGGTTGGTGACACCCCGAAGGATACCACCAACCCTTTCACAAGTTGATTAACAAACAACCTTAGAAGGTTGGTGTGATCAATCCAGTTCCACCGATGAGGGAGAAAGCGTTTGGATAACGATTTGCTGTGAAAGCACTGTATCCATAAACGATCATCTGAACATCAAGTTCAGAACCCTTTGGCTGCTCAAAGCGCAGCATCATTGGCGAACCATCACCCTGTTCCCAGAGGTGTGCTTCTTGGCTGTTACCGATGATGATGACATCCTCGTTTGTTCCAGTTCCGTTTGTTGTGGTGACATTGGCATCGGTGATTACTGGCAAGCCTGCAATCGTGTAACCAGAGTTTCCGTAAACAACTGAACCTTGACCAACACCAACAGAGTTGAAGTTGCCGTTGCCGACTGGAACAGCCAATGGGCGGTTCGTGGTGTCAAGTGCTGCAAGGATGAAAGCCAAGCGGCGTGGGTGCATCAGGATAAAGTTCGGACCAGCGAAATAGTTGGTCTGAATACGCTGAACAGCATCCATCAGTTTTGGATAAAGTTCTGCAACAGTTGGCGATGCATCAGTGTAGGTAACAACCTGTGAGATTGTGTTCGTCAATGATGTTGCGCTAGTCGTTACAAACAACGAATCCAAGTTGGTGTTGTATGCAGAAACCAAATCTGCCATGACCAACGAATCAATCCCTGTGCCACGCTCAAGAGCCTGACGGGAAACATTCTGCTGACCAGCAACGGTGACAACCGAAACATCAAGTTTCGTGTCATCCATGTTGGTTTCCTGAACTGCTGCGCCTTCCGTCTGGACTGCAGTTGCAGAACCAGTCGTGACCTTGCTGATGCTGATGGTCAAACCGCTTGCTGGAAGTTCATGCTTGCGAGCAATATCCAAGAACGGGCGACCTGCACGAGCGAACGGTGCAGCCAAGTCGGTGAGGAATTGTGGAACAACCAAACCAGCAAAGTTTGCGCTGGTTACATCACGGCGTTCAATCTTTTCCTCGTTCATGTGACGAGCAAGACGCTCTTTCGCAGCGAAGTCGTTGTTGAACTGTGCAGCGTAAGCGTCAGCAACGAACGAAACTTCAGCCTTTGGGCTGTAGGTGCGTGCCTCAGACTTAACTACTGCTGGTGCAACTACTGCATCAAACTTCTTTTCCTTGCGGAGTTCTGCAGCCTCAGCCGAACGCTTTTCAAGTTCGCTGTGGGTTTTGATTTGCTCATCCAATGAACGAACCTCATCCAACGATGCAGCAATTTCTGCATCTTGTTCTGGTGAAAGTTCACGGGCTTCTGCTTGTGCTGCTTCAACAATGGCTTCTGCCTTTGCAAGCGCAGCATCACGCTTTTCAATTAGTGATTTGGAAAATGACATTATGACCTCCTGTGGTCAATAGTTTGTTTATGTTTCTTTCTCAGTGTCAGGAGATCAGTGACCCGTTCTAGGGTCGGCTGTCTAACGGCTGCGAAGTTTCTGCAATGCAACCTGATTTTTTCTCAGGCTCAAAGTAGAAACTGCTGCAACAGTAACAGGCTCATTTCGTTTGCGCAACTCAGCAACAGTTTGCTCATACGCAGGGAAGGTAACAACGCTCACATCAAACAGTTGTACTTCACGAAGTTCACGCACCGAACGATCTGTGTTCCAGTTGTCTTTGATTGTGCGGAAGGCAAAAGACATTTGCGATAGGTCGCCACGCTTCATAGCAGACATAATTCGTGCAGCATCAGGGTTCATTGGGTCAAGTTCTGCTTCTACTCGCAGTCCACGCTCATCTTCTTCCAAAGCCAATGTGCCACTCTTGGAACGGGCAAGTGGTACGCCTTCATGGTCAATCAATAGGCGAACATCTGCGCCGTCATTCAAAGTTTTGCTGAACGCACCACGCTTAACAAACTCTGTGAAACCCATGTACTCTGATGGCGAATCCCAAACAGCAGCGTAACCAACTAAAGTTTTGCCTTCATTTTCTGCACGAACTTCCAGATTGGAATACGCAATGCTGCGCTTCTCATCAATTTCTGTTGCTATCCATTGCACAAGTTCGCTCATAATTTTCTACCTTACTATTCGGAATCTAATTTTTCCACAACACGATAAGCATATTCTTGCGCTCTGCGTGCTGAAGCCTTGCTTGCACCACCACCCCACAACAGCATTGCAACCAATCCTGCAGTAATTTCATCACCCTGAACAGCATCAAGATCGTCAATGTGGCGTGCTATCCATGCACCAATCTTGCGCCACTTATCTTCCGTTACTGTTCCTGCAGCCATCTTGCGTGCATCTTCAACGGTCTGTGGAACAAGCCCGTCACCTGACAAACCCTGTTCATGTAACGCCAAACCACGCTTTGCTGAAGCACGCATGAACGCTGGTGCAGACAAATCAACTGCACGCAACTCTGCTTCCTCAACCATTTCCTCAGGCTCATCTTCCAACTCATCTTCCAGTTCATCTTCCATTTCTTCATCAGATTCATATGAGGCTTTCGCTTGCATCAGAATCATGATTGCCGAATCAATAAACGCAACTAGTTCATCGTTCCTTTTGTCCATCTTGCGCTGACCAACTTCACCTGATGGTTCCATTCCTTCAGCCAAAGACTGTGCCACCATACGATCAATGGCATCCTGTTTAGTGTCATAGCAGGCAAGCGTGGTTGCTGAACCGTCTGATTCAATCTTTACTGCAGCCCAATTAGAACAATCCGATTGATTCTGTGAGATTCCGTAGGGCATGATCAATCTCCGTCTGGTAACAAAACCCATACATCAATGGGATCACCGCTTGCATCTTTGACCGCATAGATTTTTTCACCGACAGGCAAAAAGAATGTCAAAGTTTCCAACTTGTGAACATGAAAACCATTTGTCTCTGTTACATCTGCACCACCAATAAATACAATGTCTGCATCAGCGTCATGGTGAATGTAAATAGTTCTGTTTTGATTATCAGAATCAACAAGAAGTTGTCGTGTGCTTGTTACTGATATTTTGTATGACTTCACAATAACTCCAATACTTCAAGATCATCTAATTCGGCAACCCAAGAAATACTACCTAAAGCATAAACGGATGCAGGTGGAACTGTAACAGAAGCAGTTGCTTTAATTGTTGCAAACTTTTTGGGCTTAGGTTTTGGTTTAGGTTCAACGATCAGTTCTGATTGTGGTTCGGGCTTTGGTTGTATTGGATTGATGATTGGGCGTGGTGTTGGTCTTGCAAATATGCGACCACCAGATGAAGCAGGTTTATTTACAGGTGTAACTGTTGCTTGTCCTTGCGCTATCAACGCACCCAATAAGGCTGAGGCTGTGTTGTCTCCTTCTGTTTGCGCTGTCGCCTGCGCCACTATCCCACCTAGTGCGGCTGTTGCTGTTGTTTCATTGTTAATGATTGCTGTGGCTTGTGCTTCCAGCCCTTGCAGGTTTGTTTGGGCAGAAGCATTGTGCGTAATACTGCTGGTGGCTTGCGCTTCAAGACCACCTAATACGGCTGTTGCTGTGTCATTGTTTGCTGTGCTTGATGTCGCCTCTGCTGTGAGTGAACCAAACGAACCTTCACCTGTTGCTTGATGGGTTGTCAGTGTTGATGCTTCTGATGTTATTGCACCTAATTCAGATGAAGCCGTGACAGGGTTTGTTGTTTGTGATGTTGCTGATGCAGAAGCCGAACCTAATGTGGCTGAGGCTGAAGCAAAGTTTGTTATCTGTGCTGTGGCAGCAGCAACAACAGTTCCTAAATCTGAACTTGCTGTTGCGTTCATTGGGAATGGCGAACCATCCAAACCAACAGTTGCATCATTTAATGCACTTGTATTTAATGTAAAGCGTGAAAACGCCATGATGCCTTAACTTGCGAGAGTTAGAGAAACAGTCAATGCACCAGAAGCGATTGTGAAAGTGTCACCAGCCGTATAGGGGTTTCCTGTTATTGATCCAGAGAATAGGAAGTTTCCTGCTGTTGTTGCATCCCATGCTGTGAAGAAGGTTGCTGTTTGTGATCCAGCAATGTTTGTCCAAACGACATCAGCGTCAGAAGTCAGAACACCAGCAGAAGCAGAGCCGAATGAGGTTGCTTTGCGTGTGGTTTCTGTTGCAGGGTTTGCTGTTCCGTTTGATGACGGATCGCCAACATGAAGTTTTACATACACCTGTGTAACAGCAAAAGAAGTGTTATTGCCCACAGCGTCAAGCCATGAACCAGCCAAGTATGAACTCAATCCAGTTGCCATTATTCATCAATCCTTTGTTCTGTAATAGAAATAATACGCCCATCAGAATCACGCTCAACAGACCTGCGCACCATCTTTGCTTCTGGCATGGTCACATTCACAACAGTTTCAGGAATGTTGATTGTTTGTGGTTTGAGATTTACAATAGGTGAATCAACCTTCACACGCTGTTGAGGCATATTGATAGAAATGTCTTGTGGCGTTTCATTGATGATCAATGATTGTGGTTCGTTGTTTCGGTAACTGCGTTCTGGTGGGATTGAATCAGTACCCAATGTTGGCAAGTCTCCACCTTCAACACCAGCGATAGGTGCGCCAGCAACGCCCATAACAAACTGATCTCCACCTTCATACGGTTCACGGTTCTCAATCTGGCGAGCCTCATTAGGTGTGAGTGTTCCAGACATGATCTGTGCTTGTTGCGAACGAACTCTTGTACCAAGATCAGCACGCAAAAACTCCTCTGGATTAAATCGTACGGATTCACCATAAGGCAACATTTCGCTGAAAGCAGATTCCAAACGGCGAACCCAACCAAG